CTCTTTGGCCGCAACAAAGCCAGCACTAAAAACGAGGTCTTGCAGGTCAACCAAGATCATTTTTGACCCCGATGCCTTCAGCCCGATTGCGATAACCTTAACCACGTTCTGGATAGTGAAGCGCCACTTAGGCTCATAAGCGATGCCCGCGTTGATAAACATAGACTCAAGGGCCGCTTCCCGCATGATGGTCAGTGGGTCGCCTACAGTATCCGCAATCTCAACGCTGGCTTTAAAGGTGGCCGCAAGAACTAACTCTTGGCCACCTAGATATGCTGTCATTTCTCTCATCTGTTTTTATCCTTATTATGCGCCAGGCACGAACGTAACCACACCGCTCGACATGAAGGTAGCGGTGAACTCAACCGTGCCATCATGCTCACCTGTTTCCTCGAAAGACGAGCAGAAATAGGTTCCAGTCAGTGTGCCAGTCGTAGTTGGCAGGTTTACTACAAGCGGCTCGCCAGTGATGTTTGCTTTCATCATCTCGGTGAGCAGGATTTGGTTCTTAGTGACGCCGCCGACTGTCGCCTCGATTGCGCGCAGACCTGGCTCGGCCAGCAACGTGCGCCAGCCACCCTCGTCGTCAGTTGTTACGTCAACAAAGTCGTTCGTGATTGTGTATCCACGAGTCCGAACCCCAAGGAGGACTGCGCCATCCCATGAGATTGTAAGAGCGCGACCAGATGCTACTGCCATTTTTAAGTCTCCTTATCTGTAGATATTATGCGCTGCGCGCGATGAAAGCAATCTGGCAGGTGTTAGTCGCGCCAGCTGAGTTAGTAATGCGAAGAATGTCGCCAGTTGCTGCGGTGATCGCACCAAAACCAGCGGCATCTGTTGATCCGAGGAACACAAATGAGGCGGGACGGATCGGCCCGATTGTTGGAGTTGTGCCGCCAAGGTAGCCAACAATCGGGTTTGTGCCGCCGCCGATTGTCAGGCTGGTTGTGTTGGCCGCGCCGCTGCGAGGTGCGTTGATGACGAAAAGCGCCACAAGCTCTACAGCCGTAATCGTCACACCAAAGGCGTCTGCAAGAACACCGCTGAGATCAAGATCAAGGCTTGCGCCAGTTGTGATTGTCCGCTCGTCAAAGAAAACGAGGTCAGCCTGACCAGCGGCTGTTCCGTTGGTTAAGCTGATGATTGCTTCCATTGTTGGCGCAAAGACTGGACCGCCGAAGTCGTTTGCGCCAACTTCGACTGCCGATAGTCGAGCAGTAAGTGTTGCAGATTGAATTGTCATGTTTTCTCCATTGTGATGCGGAAACGGCAGACGCCGTGCCTTGTTTTTCCATCAGCTTCCTCTATAATATCGCCAAACTCATAGAGGGAGTCAATGAAGTAGTAGCCAGCCGCAGACAATGTTGCCGCTTGGCGATTGAGGGCAGTGTAAAGTTCGCCAAGAATGGTCTTGACCTCTTTTTTGCCATTATATCGGGACCAGACGTGGATGGTCACTGTTGCAGAAGTGCCAACTGAGTCATCTGTGTCAAAAGGTGCGAGGGTATCGTCGCCAAGAACCACATAAGGGAAGCTGGACTCAGGCATACCATCGGGCTGGTTTGGCGGGCTATCGTAAATGCGACGAGTTGGCATTGCGACAATTAACCGCGCATAGACTGCTTGCTGAAGGGGATTGAAGAATATGCTCATTTGAGGCTCCGTTCAAACTCAGCCTTAAGTTTAACTTCGGCCCCCTGAATGGCCTCCTCAAAGGACGGAAGCAGGAATGGCCGCTCCTCAACATAAACAACCTTGCCGTTGAAACGGGAGAAGCCGCCGAACTCGAGCGTCGTTGCGTAAGAGAGATTTGATCCTGCCGTTGCAAAACTTCCAGGCCTGCTTGTCATCTTTGTAAACGTGATGCTGTTAGCAAGCCGACCTGTAAGGTTTGCGGGCGGCTCGCCAGGGGCTGAGGCTTGGTGCGTTCTGCCGCCCACCTCGTAAATGCGACCAGATCGACCAGCAGTTCTAATCAGCTTTTTTGCCCGCTGTGCAGTTGACTGGGCAACAAAGTTCATAGTCCGCTCAATACTAGCATTTGCCTTGTCAGGCAGGTCAGCCAGTTCTTGCATAAGTTCTTTAAAACCGCTGATGTCAAGGGCAAATCTCATGCGATCTCACCTTCGATAGCAGATAGCCTAATCCACTTCTTTTGCAGCTCAAGGTCAATGACAGAGGTAATGTTGTAATAGCGGCCACGAAACAGTATGCGAGTTTCCGTAGCATTCCAGTAAGGCGCGTCGTAATCAGCCCCGCGAAACCTTACGAAGAAGTTAATGGAGTTAAGGGACTGAAGGCGGTCTGCCGTCCTGCCCTCAGAGCCACTGCCCGAAGTAACCATAGCCCAGACCCCGCCAAGCGGATCGGCAATCCAGTTCTCAGTCCAGCCGCCTTGGTTATCAGATATGCGAGTGCGGCGCTCAATAGTGATGAGCGTTTTAAGGCTGGCCGCTGTTATATCGCAACACTGAACCATACTTTATACCGCCTTATCAGAACCTGATAGAGCCATATCAGCTCTATCTTTACCCGCAGTGATAGCATAAATAGGAGCGTTTGTCAAGTAGAGATATTTTCTACTCATTATATGCCCCGAACCATGTAAGCTGCCACAGCATCTGCAGTCCCAGAGAGTTTAAAAGCCATCTGCATGTCGCACTCGCCTCGGTGGTCGTAATAGTAGGCCGCAAGAGTTAGAACTGCCGCCCGCAGGATAGGCGGGACTGAGATTGCAGTTGCACCGAAGCCAGCAACGTAGTCTATCTGCACCGCGTTGATGTCCTGCATAGCTGTTGGCCAGACCTGCCCAGCCTTGAGACCTAAGCGGCCTGGCCGACTCTCGATGTCAACAGTGAAGAATGTAGCTACAGTTATGACTGTTGCCGTGCCAGCTTCGTTATACGTGCGGACCTCTGAGATAGAGCTAAGCGGATAGCGCGGGAATGTTACAACTCGCGGACGCCCGCCCATCAATTCTGTAACAGCGGTTTGCCGAACTCCGTCCCACCAAGGCTCGTAATATCCTGGCCAGTTGTCCAGAGTAAGTCGGTAGGTCTGATTGATGAGAGCAAGACCTGACATTTCTTCGATAAAGTTGCGAGCTTGCGCTATGATTGTATTTGCCTCAGCATCGGAAACAACGCCAACATCGGCCTTGATCTGTGTGCGGAGTTCTGCGGCAGTCACAGGCTCAATCGCGGGTGCTACGATCTGCCTATTACCTCGATGTGGAAATTGTTCATAAGCAGGTCGTAGCGCCATCTTATTTCTTCCCCCAACGCTGGAAAATTGCGCCAGAGATACCGCCAGCGGTCGTAACGCCAATGGCAGCGGTTGCGAGGTCGATAGTTACAGTCATGGCTTGCTGATCCAGCTTTACGCCAGGAAACAAACCAATCAGCGGGGCTAGGAAGTAAAGCGCAACGCGCAGGTAAGTCATGTTCATTTCATCACTCCAAGTTTTTGAAGAAGGGCTTTTGTCAAGCTGGGCTTTGCGTCCTTAACCATAGACCGCAGAATGTCGCCAACTTTTCTCGCAGCGTCAGGAGCCGCCATTCCTGGCAGCCAAGTAATATCCCACTTTCCGCGCTGAGCAATGCCAAGGTTAGGTTGGACCTCAGCGTGAGTAAGGATTGTTTCGGGCGTGATTGGGATAGAATACTGAACAGAAAGATCGTATACTAGCTTTACAAAGGCCGCAAGCTGCTTTTCAGTAATCGCAGCTTTACCTGTCGAAAACGGTTGCTCGACAGCACCAGCCATAGCCGCAAGTGCAACGCCGATGGAGTCAGAGTTGCATTTAAGCGTGTGAGCCGCGTAGCCGCCATCTTTATCAAGAGGACTAAGATTTGCTTTTACGGGGAAAAACCCTGTAACAACATTACCTTCGCCATCAACGAGGAAATGGTAGTGCGTTTTATCTAGACCTGAAGGCTTATAGTGGCCCGCAGTCCAGTGCATGATGATCCTTTTCACTTAATCATTCCTTTGCTAAAAAGCCAAGCAACGCCAGCCCCAGCCACGATCCAGATAAGTCTTTCAACTATTTGGTAAACAGCGCCACGGCCAACTGTGATCTTTTCAATCTCACCCAAGCGCAGGTCTAGGGAATGATTTTGCTCATCTTGCCGATCCATGCGTTTGAAGAGCGTTGTCATGCGTTCTTCTACGCGCGCCAAGTCTGTTACAACTTTTGTCAGTTCGTCAAGTTTAGCCTCTATGCGATCTAGCCGTTTATCTTCCATTGTATTTTCCCTAAGCTGCAAAGGAGGGCCGTTAAGCCCTCCCTCATTTCATTAGGTAGATGCCGTGGGAGCAACGATGGTTGTGGTCGGTGCCTGCGCAGGATGGCCGAAAATACCAACAAGGTTGATAACTGCGGCAGTTGCGGTTGTGCCAGTGGTCAAGCCACGGACATAACGCTTCTCGCCAACATAGCCGAGGCCGTTGATGAACAAGTTGTCGTCAGTGTCAGAAGTCACAGTGATGGTGCGCAGACCGCCGCTGTTTGGCACAACCTCAGAGTCAGGAACATCAACAAAGTCAGTTCCTAGTGTGGTGTCCGAGTGCTGCAGCTTCATGGTGAAGCCAGATGCCGTGCCAGCATCGGTGACTGTGCCAGTCTCAAGATAGACAGTCAACGAGCCAAAGCCGCGACGATCAAAAAGATCGGAGGCGTTTGCAGTTGTGCCAGAGAGGGTTTGGCTGGCCGCACGGGTCAAGCGAGTGTTAGAAAGTGAGTCGCGCATGGCTTTACTCCTTAAGCGCTGAGTGAGGCAGGATCACCTCAAGAAAGAGAGGGCCATTATCGGCCCCCTCGATTAGTAAGTTATGCGGAGAACTTTAGCAGCTTAATAGCCTCGAAGTTCACAACATCGCCACCGCAGCGCTTCGTCGTGTAAAACTTGACGTAGGGCTTGGCGGTGTAGGGGTCACGCAGGACGCGAACGCCGAGGCGGTCAACGATCTGATAGGCTTCTGCCATGTCGCCAAAAGCAACAGCCAGCGCGCCTGTGGTCGTGTAGTCAGGCATGTCCTCGAACGAAGCCGAAGGGTAGCCAAACAGTGTCGAAGGTTCACCAGCCTGAACAGAAGGCTGCCAAACGTATTGGCCCTGCGAGTCTTTCAACTGGCGAACCTTGCCCGTGGTCGTGCGGTTCAGGAAGAACACGCCATTGACTCGGTAGTTAGTTTTTGTTGCATAGATCAGGTCAAGCAACTTGTCCGTGCCAGCTGGATCAGCCGCAAAGCCGCCGTTGACACCTGTAGAGAACTGCTGAATAGTTCCAGGCAGGGTCGTGCCAGCGGTGTAGGTCAGCAAGCCACGTGGCTGGGCAACGCCAGTGCCGTTGATGAAGGCCGTGTTTTCAGTTCGAGAAAACTTGTCTGCAACTTTACCCGCCAGCCATGCTTCCATGTCGATGTAGGCATCGTCGAGTAGTTTCTGCGTTGCGCGTGGCTCAGCAAACTGCTCGTGAACGGGGATGCGCCATGCCTTGAGAACGGGCGTTGTGGTTTCCGTGCGAGCGCCAGTTTCGCTGACCCAGCCCGATGCAGCTTCATCAAGGTCAAACAGACCTTCCAGAGCGTCAGTAGAAATAACCTGAACCGAGGCGTATTGACGCATTGGCGAGGTTTCGAACTGCTTCATGATGATGCGGCCCGAGGTATCGGGATCGACAACATAACCGCCATCTGGGTCGATGCCGACCGAGAGTGCTTTTTGCTCGTTGCCGTCCAGCACGCGGTCATCTTTACGCAAGTAAGACATGAAGGCATTTTTGTATGCAATCGAGTCATCGTGCGTGAAGCTGTCAATGCGAGTGCCGCGCGCTTTTGCGGCCATGTTAGCCCAAGCCAGCGACTTGCGGTCGAGATCGGACTGATCTACTTCCTTGCCGTCGATGGAGAGGTGTTTGCGACGACCAGCTGCATAGAGCTTGTCGATCAAGTCCTGCTTCTGGCTCAGGTCGTCGTTGATCTTTTTCATCTTCTCTTCGAGGATGGGATCAGCCGTGCCTTTTGCCAGCTCTTTGATACGCAGTTCGTTTGCATCCTTGAAGGTTTCAAACGCGGATTTGATCTCAGACACAGCCTGCGTGACTTGCGCGAGATCGAGTTCGTCCTTAGGCATTTTTGATAATCTCCTGTAGCCCGTGGATTTCATTTAACAGGCGGGAAAATCCCTCCTGCGCTCGATCGTCCCGAGAGCCAGCATCACGCTGGTCTTTTGCGAGACGAGATTTTGCCTCCTCGAAGCCGTGCGAGGCTACGAGTTTGGCGAAAGTGGTTGGGACACCTGCATTGTGCAAGATTGTCTCAACCTCTTTGGGAGACTGGAGCTGCTTTACGTCAGTCACCAGTGCTTTGGGGTTCATGGGAAAGGTTACGACAGAAATCTCAAGCAGGTCGGCTGACTTGATCCGTCGAACAGTTCCCTTGGGTGT